AGTCGAGGCTCTCAACACGGTCAGCGTGGAAGGCGTCAAGATCACCCTGGAAGAGGGCCTGCTGACCCGCCTCAAGACCCGCTGCCTGGACAAGAACAACTTCCCCCGCTGGTTGACCGAGACCGTAATAAAGCAACTCCATGACTACGCTGGCTGGTAACATCTGCCCCGATTGCGGCAAGCACTTTGAGATTGGCGACTGGCCTTTGCCCTGCGCCGGTCTGGGCCATGAGCCGGGATCGTTCTGGTATGGCGACTCCGCGATCCACACCTCGGAAGCGGTCACCGTCTTCACCAACCCTGAGACCGGCGACATCAAGATCCCCGGCAGAGGGGACCGGCCCATCCACCCCAAACTCGCCGCTGCCGGTTACCGCCGGGAAACCATCAACACCGCTGCCGGTATCCGCGATCTCGAAAAGAAGAAGAATCTGGTGCATGAGGCCAGCAACTACAACAATTCCGGTGCCGCAGAACGCGATACCGGCAGCACTTAAGGAGCAACGACAATGACTCTCGCCGTCCTGTTTTGGGTCCTGATGATTGTTTGGCTGGCTCTCGGCGCATGGAGCGAATACGTTCCCGGTCAGCCCTACCCGTTCTTTCGCGGCCTCGGGCATTTCTTCATGTTCATCCTGCTGGCCATCCTGGGCTGGGGAGTATTCGGGGCCCCGGTGAAATAGCACTTACACCCCCCGTATAACTAAGTAGTTTAAGTAAGCGGCGGATAACCTAGCCGTATATGGCCACCGCCGCGCCCCCTACGCCACCGCGCCTGCCCAACATCCCCCCGCTCAACCCCGCCGACCCCAAGTCCTCCACCGTGGGCGATCCGACTCTCCAGTGGTTATCGGAAGCCCTGGCCGAAGCCGAAGCCTTCCTGCAAGCCCAGCCTGGATACGATCAGATCGGCGCGGCCATCGACGCCATCATGTCGGTGGATGAGACCACCTCCAAGTTCGATTTAAAGGCCGTCCTTTCCTCCACCCGCACCAACCGCATTGCCAAGATCTCCGAAGATCTCGCGGCCATGCTGACCGACACCAAGCCCTTCTGGGATTACTCGGTAGCCAACCGGCGGTTTGAACAGCACGCCTCGATCTACGGCAAGCTGGCCACTTTCTGGTATCAACGGCGCAACGTCGATCTGCGTTTGGCCGATGCCATCAAATACTACCTAGTGGGCGGCACCGGCTACCTGCACCTGTTCTGGAACCCTGACATGGAGGACATCGACGCCATTGCCGAAGACCCGCGCAACGTCCTGCCCATCCGCCCCTTGGGCTATGAATCCTGCGAGTCCTGCCTGGGCGTGATCGTTAAGCGCAAGGTCCCCATCAACTACATCCGCGACAAGTACGGGCTGGATATCAAGAGCGAGTCCGATGGCTCCTCGATCACATGGCTGAACAAGATGCGCGACTCAGCCGCCGATGTCCTCTCTCCCATCTGGCGGTTCCGCAACAACGCCAAATCCTCGGACACCGAACTCCCCCGCATCCCTACCGCCACCCTCTACACCTGCTACCTGAAAGATGACCGGCGCAACACTCGCAAGGACATGCGTGAAAGCTTCACCAACAAGCCGCTCTACCTGGGCGAATGGGCCAAGGATGAGGTGACCGGCGAATACAAGGCCCAGAACAACTGGAGCTACAAAGTCGAAGTCGGTGAAGCCCTCTACCCCAACCGGCGCATGATCGTCTGGGTAGCCAACCACAAGCTCTACGATGGCCCCAGCTACTACTGGCACGCCCACTTCCCGGTCCTCAAGCTGACTTTGAATCCCCAGCCCTGGTCCTGGCTCGGCAAGGCCCCGGTACACGATCTGTTGCGCCTGCAAATCTCATTGAACCGGCTCCTGCGGGTGGTGGACGATCATGCCAGCCAAGTGGCCCAGCCGGGATCGATCCATGACAAGAACTCGGTCTCCCGCGCCGACTACAATGCCTTCGACACCCGCCGCTCGGGCTGGAAGCTCTACCAGAATCCGCTGGCCGGGAAGGGCATCCAGATCGTTACTCCCCCGCCGCTCGACCAAGCCATCTGGGCCCACATCAAATGGATTCAGGATGAGATGAAGGAACTCTCGGGAGCGGCTGATCTGTCTCAGCTAATGACGCTGAAACAAATCCCCAGCAATGATTCTGTCGAGGCCATCATGCACTCGATGACCCCGGCCCTGCGCTTCCGCTCCCGCATCTTGGAAGCCTTCACCCGCGAACTGGCCATGCAGTTGGCCTACAACTTTTCTCAGTTCTACACCCTGCCCATGCGTGTGGTCGAACTGGGCCCTGGTGGCGTAACGCAGGATGACTTCGACTTCGATCCCGGCTCCATGCTGCCCGACTACGTCCATGACAAGGACTACAACGCAACCACCGGGGAACTCACTCCCGAAGCCCTGTTGCGCGGCCCGCTCCCCCGCTGGGACAGATCGAAGGAATTCCTGCGCCGGTTCGTCTTCAAGATCTCCCCCGGCAGTTGGTTGAACTCGGCTCAGATCGAGCAGAAGATGATCTACCTGCAACTGGCCCGCGCCGGTTGGATGGACATCTTTACCCTCTGGGAGATCCTGGGCATCCCCAACATCGGCGTCCTGCCCGACAACGTCCGTACCATCCCCGAACGGCTGCTCTACCAGGAGCAACTCGGACTCAACGGGCAAGTCAACGCCGCAGGCCGCAAAGCCAGTGGCCAGTCCCCGCCTCGCGCCGTAGTCAAGGAGAGCTAAGTGGCCGATCTGCCCAAGCCACCAAAAAGCGCGTTTGATGCAGGCTCCATTTTCCAGCGTTTGGTGGGAGCCAATCCAGCTAATAGCGGCTACATCCCAGGCTCTCTGGGCGCGGCTTGGCAGAATGCGGATGCCGGTGAGGTTGGGGTGACTCAATCGCCGCTCCACTACCCGGAACTAGTCTCTGGTCAGTTGCCTGCATCTAGCGCGGATGCCAAGGCCATCACGGTTCCTGTCGATGAATACAACTCGCACCCCGACTACGCTTACCTGCGGGCGAAAACCGGCAAGACCAATGTTCCTGTTGTCGTCTACCGGACATCCGCTCTCCAGTTCCCCGATGACCGTGCGGAGGTTCAGGCTCATGAGCGGATTCACACTGGCCAGATGATGCTCAACAACGGACTGGCTCCAGAGCAGATGGTCCCCAAAGCGGCATTCCAAAACTGGTTGAGGACAGTCCCGGCAGATTCTCCAGTCGGTAGCAGCCCGCAGTATGAAGCCCCGGCTTATCTGTTCTCTCGGGCGGCTCCCCCGGCCCCCAGTGAAACTACCATCCGGCCTGGGAGCAAGAGCGATCAGATCCCCTATCTACAGCGGCCCGCAGACTTCAAGCCCGACCCCAACGATGTGGTTCCAATGCGTCCGGTGATGCAGGAGTCATTCAACAGGTACATGCAGATGATGCGGAACCAGTACCCGAAGAATGGATTCTATCTGGAAGCGAATTCCCCGGATTGGCTGGAAAGCCAGTACATCCGGTCCACTCCTCCACCGGCTCCCCAGGCTCCTCCGGTGAACATGAAGCAGGTATCGCTTTTGACCGGGAAGAAAGCCAAATAGCCCCCACCGCATTCGTTGTAACGAAACTTACTCTGTCTGTTTAAGTTTTCCAGTTTCATACTTGACCGTTATATTCGCTTGTATCTATGGCATTCAATAAGTCAGCCGAAGAGAAGCAGGAGTCCGGCATGAAGAGTCCGGCCAAACAAGGCTCGGTCATGAGCAAGCCCTCCTCAACCAAAACCCCCTTCGGAAAAACCAAAAAGCCCAGCAGGTATTAGATGCCATCCTCGCTGCCCCCACTACCCACAGAGATCACGGATCAGAAGCCATCCGGCGGTAGTGCGCCACCTCCAACAGGTTCCGCTTTCTCCGGTGGCATGCCGCCGACGATTGCGGCACTCAAGCAAATCGAAGACGGGTTGAAGACGCTGGCGACCTCGGTCCCTAGCCTTCTCCCAATGTGCGCCCAGATGATTTCTCAGTTGCGCACGGCAGTTCCACAAGCAATTGGTGCTGATGCAAGTAGCGGCCCCTCTGGCGGTCCCACTGGTCCTGCGATCACTGGGATGGGTCAGAATCCGACTGCGCTCCCATCACCGCCGCAAGGTGCAATGTGAACTCATTCCGCGAATACATGGTTCAAACCTTCTCTGAAGCAGGGCTGACTGATGCTGAAATCACCGCTGCCATGGAGAAGCTGTACAACAACGAGAAGGTCTCCTCCAAGCTCAACGGCTTGGTCAAGACCGCCACTGAAGACTACAACGCGCAGGTAGGACGCGCAGCCGCCGCCCAGTCCCGTATCGACAAGCTCGAAAAGGAATGGTATCCGGCGGCGAATGCGGAGTATCAGCGTGTGCTGGGGGAACTGGCTCAAGCCCAGCAGCAGATGCAACGGGGTGGGGCCCCTCCCGATTTCGACGCATCCAAATACGTCAGTCGCGAGGATCTGGCCCGCATGCAGCAGGACATGGGAATCCGTTTTGCCGGTGTCCTCAAAGACACTGCCAAGATCACCGCTTCCCACGTTGCCCGTTTCCAGGAAGAGCCTGACCTACAGGCCATCGATGAACTGGCAATGAAGCAGAACCTGCCCCTGGTTGCGGCCTACGAAAAGTGGATCGAGCCCAGAGTCAAAGAACGGGAAGGGAAGGCGCAGGAAGAGTGGAAGAAGCAACAGCGTGAAGAGATCGAGCGGGATGTCCGGTCCCGTTATCATCTGCCCGCTGAAAGCGTACCCACAGAGACCGCGCCTGTGTACAACCGCCAGAGCAAGGACGATCTGCCCAAAGACATTGACGCCGATCTTCTAAGCACATGGCGTAGCGTGCCGCAGAAAGTTTAATCGCCCCCGCAAGCACTTAGACCGGGGCCGGGAGAATCCGAAATGCCTGACAATCTAGACCAGATTAACGTAACCACTCGGCGGTACATCCGCAAAAACCCAGCCCTGGTCGATAACATCTACAACCAGGACCCCCTCAACTATTTCCTGCGCCAAAACCTGCGTGAGGACTTTACCGGCGGTTCCAGCATCAACGAAGACTTCATCTATGCGTCCATGATCGGTGGCGGATACTTGAAGGGCAAAAACTTCAACATTGCCCAGCGTCAAACTGAACAGCAGTTGCGCTTCGACGTGAAGTTGCAACAGGTCTCGGTGCCCCTGTACCAGGAGGACATCCAGGTTCTCAACAAGGGCGAACTGGCCGCGATCAAACTGCTCAAGGCCCGCATCGACCAGGGCTACATGTCGCTTGGCGCGATGGTCTCTATCGCCACTTACCTCAACGGCATCAACCCCGGCTACAACGCCAACATCAACGGGCTGGCCGAAGCCTTGAACGATGGCACCACCGCCAGTTGGGATGGCAACACCTACCTGACCTACGGTGGCCTCACCCGCGCCACGTACAGCCCCTCCCTGACCAGCGTGCCGGTCAACCTCAACGGCAACTCCATTGAGTACGACACCATCGACGCAGGCTACATGGATGCCTTCTACGGTTCCGGCGACTATGAGCCCAACATCATGGTCACCACCGCCAAGGGCTTCAGCTTCGTTAAGTCGAAGTTCCAGACCCAGCAGAGGTTCCAGGATGCCAAGCTGGAAGTCGGCGTAGGCTTCCGGGGCTTGAGCTTCAACGGTGCCGTCATGGTTGCCAGCCGCTACTGCCCTGGCCAGTATATGACCGGCCCAGCAGGCGCGGGCACTGCCGATCCGGTGGCCACCACCTACCTGTCCGAGACCTCGAATGGAT